AGAAAATACAAGTATGACGTAAAGACTAATAGAGCGACGCTCAAAGGAAAGAAATAATTATGGCTATTGATAAATCACTCGGACAGGCTCCTTTAGGTCTAGACCAATTAAACCCAGAAGAGATGGGTGATGAACCAGCGATGGAGATTACCATCGAGGACCCAGAGTCTGTAGAGATTGGTATTGATGGTCAACCAATATTAAGAATAGAAGAAGCCGAGGATGACGAAGAAGACTTTGGCGCAAACCTTGCTGACGAGATAGACCCTAGTGAGTTACAAAAAATTGCTAGTGATTTAGTTGGTGATTTTGATTCTGACATCAGCGCTAGAAAAGATTGGATACAGACATACGTTGATGGCTTAGAGCTATTAGGTATGAAGATTGAAGATAGAGCTGAACCTTGGGAAGGTGCATGTGGTGTATATCACCCACTATTATCAGAGTCATTAGTTAAGTTCCAAGCTGAGACCATGATGGAGACCATGCCAGCGGCGGGTCCTGTTAAGACACAGATTATCGGCAAGGAAACAACAGAGAAAAAAGAAGCAGCGGTTCGTGTACAAGATGACATGAACTATCAGATTATGGATGTGATGAAAGAGTATCGTCCAGAGCATGAGCGCATGTTATGGGGCTTAGGCTTATCTGGTAACGCCTTTAAGAAAGTTTACTTTGACCCGTACTTAGGACGTCAAGTATCTATGTATGTACCAGCTGAAGACGTAGTTGTCCCATATGGAGCTTCTAGCTTAGAGTCAGCTGAGCGTGTTACTCACGTGATGCGTAAGACAGAGAATGAGATTAAGCGTCTTCAATATGAAGGCTTCTACCGTGATGTAGACTTAGGCGAACCTTCTCAAACGATGGATGAAGTTGAGAAAAGTATTGCTGAGAAGATGGGCTTCCGTGCTTCATCAGACGGTCGCTTTAAATTATTAGAGATGCATGTAGACTTAGACTTACCAGGCTATGAAGATGTAGATGATGACGGTGAGCCTACAGGTATTGCACTTCCATACGTAGTTACTTTAGAAAAAGGCACTAGCGAGATTTTAGCTATCCGCCGCAATTGGGAACCAGATGATGAAGCTCATCAGAAACGTCAACACTTTGTTCACTATCCATATATTCCTGGTTTTGGATTCTATGCTTTTGGTCTTATCCACCTCATCGGTGCTTTTGCTAAATCTGGCACATCAATAATTCGTCAGTTAGTTGACGCAGGTACATTATCTAATTTGCCTGGCGGATTCAAAACTCGTGGGCTACGTATTAAAGGCGACGACACACCGATAAGCCCAGGTGAGTTCCGTGACGTAGATGTACCAAGTGGCACAATGCGCGACAACATTTTACCTCTACCATATAAAGAGCCTTCTCAAGTTCTGTACTCATTGCTAGGAACTATCGTAGAAGAAGGTCGTAGATTTGCTGGCGCAGCAGACATCCAGGTGTCCGATATGGGCGCAAACGCTCCTGTAGGGACTACCCTTGCTATTTTAGAAAGAACTTTGAAGACTATGAGTGCTGTTCAGGCTCGTATTCACTATTCAATGAAGCAAGAGTTCCGTCTGTTAAAGCGCATTATTGCTGACTATGCACCAGAAGATTATTCATATGAGCCAGAAGAAGGTAGCAGAAAAGCTCGTCGCTCAGACTATGAGTTAGTAGATGTTATTCCTGTATCTGACCCGAATGCATCAACAATGGCTCAGAAAGTTGTTCAATATCAAGCGGCTTTACAGTTAGCTGGAACAGCTCCACAGTTATATGACTTACCGTTATTACATAGAGAAATGCTAGAAGTTTTAGGTATTAAGAATTACCAGAAGCTTGTTCCTATGGACGATGATATGAAGCCTCGTGACCCAGTCACAGAGAATCAGAATCTTCTTAAGAGCAAACCTGTTAAAGCGTTTTTATACCAAGACCATAAGGCACATATTGCAGTTCACATGGCTATGGCGCAAGACCCACAAGTACAACAACTAGTTGGTCAAAACCCACAAGTAGCTCAAGCGTTAACGGCTGCTTTGACCGCACATATTGCGGAGCATTTAGGATATGAATACCGCAAACAGATAGAAGCACAGATGGGAGAGCAACTCCCACGTTATGGCGAGAACGACGAAGACAACAGCGTCGGTATCCCAGAGTCTATGGAAGTACAAGTTTCCCAGATGGCTGCCCAAGCTGCACAACAGATATTGGCTCAACATCAACAGGAAGCACAAGCAGCAAAAGCACAGCAACAAGCTCAAGACCCACTTATTCAGATGCAGCAGCAAGAATTACAGCTTAAGGCTCAGGACTTGCAACGTAAAGCAGCAAAAGACCAATCTGACGCTATGCTTAAACAGCAACAGATTGAAGTGGAAAGACAGCGTATTGCAGCGCAACAAGAGAATGCAGGGGCTCAATTGGCAGTTAAAGCATCTTTAGAACAAAGACGTATGTCTGCGGACCAAGAGGCACAAGGCTTTAAAGCCGGTATGGATACTATGAGACAAATGCAAGCTCTACGCCAACAAAACAGACCTAAAAAGGACAATAAATGACCGGACTAGAACTCCTGATTAAACAGGCGGACGAAAAGGCAGAACAACTCAAAGAAGCTTTGGCAACAGGAAGTGCTAAAGACTACGAAGAGTACAGAGCAATATGTGGCGAGATAAAAGGTCTTCTCACCATGAAAATGTATATCAAAGACCTACAACAACGCATGGAGAACTCTGATGAGTGAAATAGATTTAAGCCAGGCGGTAGATTTATCTGCCTTAATGGACAAATCACAGGAAGAAAAGGCTAAGCAGTTGCCTCAACCGTCTGGATACCGCATATTATGTGCAATTCCAGAGCAAGAAAAAGAGTATGACAGCGGCTTGTTAAAAGCTGACCAAACTCTTCATTACGAAGAAGTATTGACCACAGTTCTATTTGTGGTTGATATGGGTCCAGATTGCTTTAAGGATGAAAAACGTTTTCCAACGGGTCCTTGGTGCAAAAAGGGCGACTTTATATTAGTTAGACCAAACTCTGGAACACGCCTAGTAATTCATGGTCGTGAGTTCAGAATCATTAATGACGACTCAGTCGAGGCAGTAGTCCAAGACCCGCGCGGCATTAAACGCAAATAGGAGTAACAAATGGCACAAACAAAAGACGACGAATTTAAGTTTCCAGACGAGATAGATAACGAACCAACTACTATTGACCTGGATGCTGGTGATGATGTTACTGTGGAGATTGAGGATGATACTCCTCCTGAAGACCGTAATGTAGAGCCTTTACCAGACGATATGAAGCAGGAGCTTGAAACTGCTGATGAAGACGAAGACTACTCACATAAAGTAAAGAAGAAATTTACTCAGTATAAAAAGGCTTGGCATGATGAACGTCGTGCAAAAGAAGCCGCTTTCCGTGAGCAGAATGAAGCTTTAAACATGGCGCAGAAGATACTAGACGAGAACAAACGTCTGAAAGAAGTACTTCAAAACGGTGAAAAAGAGCTTATATCTACATACCAATCTTCAGCAGAGATGGAGTTAGCGCAAGCTACCCGTAACTACAAAGATGCGTACGATAGTGGGGAATCTGACAAGTTAGCCGAAGCTCAACAAGAAATGATGCGGGCACAAATTAAGTTAGATAAAGCAAAAAATTTCAAACCTACTGTACAATTTAACCAAAATGATGTACAAATACAAGTAAAGCAGCCACAAGCTGCACAACAGATGGATTCAAAGGTTGCAGAATGGGTGTCTAAAAACCCCTGGTATGTTAACCCTGAAAAGAAGTCGATGAGTAAATACGCAGTATTTATCCATGAAGAATTGGAAGATAAGTTTGGTAAAAGTTTTGTCGGTACAGATGAATACTTCAAACGGATTGACCAAGAAGTTCAACGCAGATTCCCAGAAGAATTTGCAGGAGAACAAGAGAACGATGAACCTAAAGTTCAACGTACAAAACCAGGCACAGTGGTAGCTCCGGCGAGACGTAGTACAGGCCCTAAAAAAGTTGTACTTACGAAAACACAAGTTGCTTTAGCCAAGAAATTTGGCCTAACTCCAGAGCAATATGCGATGGAACAATTAAAATTGGAGGCTAAATAAAATGGCTGAAAACAGATTAAAAAGAGAACTCGATAACCGAACACAAGCTGAGCGCCCTAAGCAGTGGCAACCAGCAAGCTTATTGCCTGAACCAGACAAAGAGCCGGGTTTCGTGTACAGATGGATTCGTGTTTCTTCAATGAACGCTGCTGACCCTCGTAACCTTTCTAAAGCGTTGCAAGAGGGCTGGGAAGCTGTTAGAGCTGAAGAACAACCAGGTTTACAACTGCTAGCTGACCCTAATAGTCGTTATAAAGACAACATTGAGGTTGGCGGTTTATTGCTTTGCAAGACTCCAGTTGAGTTTAAAGAACAACGTGATGCTCACTTCCAGAAGCAAACCGATGCTCAAATGAGGTCTGTAGACAATACTCTTATGCGCCAGAGCGACGCTCGTATGCCTATCTTTAGCGAGAGAAAGTCTACGACTACCTTTGGTAAAGGTGAATAATTTTATTAATTTTAGGAGATTTAAATGGCTTATCCAACAGTAAGCGCTCCCTATGGCTTTGAACCTATTAATCGTGTAGACGGCATGCCTTATGCCGGTGCTATTCGTCAGATTCCAATTACGGCGTCTTACGGTACACCAATCTACAACGGTGACGTAGTTAAATTAGTCGTTGGCGGCACAGTAGAAAAATCAGCAATTGGTGCAAACGTTACAGCACAACCAACTTTGGGCGTGTTTGTAGGTTGCCAATATGTAAACAGCTCTAGTCAACTTGTACAGGCTCAATACTACCCAACTGGCGTTAATAGCGCTGTTGCGTTTGTTGTATTAGACCCGCAAGCTGCATTTAAAGTTGCAGTCACTACTTCTGGCAATACAAGCGTTGTTACTTCTGTAACACGTGCGGTTGTTGGTACAAACATGGAAATTGCTACTGGCTCAGGTTCTAACGCCACAGGTAATTCAGGTTTGTCAGTAGTATCAGGTTCTGCTGCTAACACAGCACTTCTTCCAGTTCGTGTAATCGACGTTGTTCCTGAGACAGCTATTAACGCTACTAACTTCTCTGAAGTTATCGTTAAGTTCAATCAGCCACAACTAGAAATTACAACCGGCAATAACTTAACTTAATAGGAGCTAATTAAAAATGGCTATTTCACGCGCACAACTCTTAAAAGAGTTATTACCAGGACTTAACGCCCTATTTGGATTAGAGTATGCCAAGTACGGTGAAGAGCATAAAGAAATCTTTGAAACAGAAACTTCAGAGCGTTCTTTCGAAGAAGAGACTAAGTTGTCAGGCTTTACAGCTGCCCCAGTTAAAAACGAAGGCGCTTCACTTGCTTACGACAACGCACAAGAAGCTTGGACAGCTCGCTACAACCACGAGACTATTGCTCAAGGTTTCAGCTTGACTGAAGAGGCTATCGAAGACAACTTGTATGACAGCCTATCAGGCCGTTACACTAAGGCATTGGCTCGTTCAATGGCTTATACAAAACAAGTTAAAGCTGCAAACGTATTGAACAACGGTTTCAACGCTGCCTTTGCTGGTGGTGACGGAGTTGCATTGTTCTCTACAGCACACCCACTAGTTTCTGGTGGTGTAAACAGCAACCGTCCAGCAACTAACGCTGACTTGAACGAAACATCATTGGAAAATGCTGTTATTCAAATCGCTGGTTGGACAGACGAGCGCGGTTTATTGATTGCTGCTAAACCTGTTAAATTGGTTGTTCCACCTGCATTAATGTTCGTTGCGACTCGTTTGCTTGAAACAGAATTGCGTGTTGGTACTGCTGATAACGACATCAACGCAATCAAGAACAATGGTTCTATCCCAGGCGGATACACAGTAAACCACTACTTGACCGATACAAACGGTTGGTATTTGACTACTGATGTACCTAACGGCATGAAGCACTTTGTTCGTGTACCGTTGCAGAACTCTATGGACGGCGACTTTGATACTGGTAACGTACGTTATAAGTCTCGTGAGCGTTATTCATTTGGTTTCTCAGACCCATTGGGTATGTTTGGTTCACCAGGCGCTTAATAGGGTAAACCCCTATGTAGCAATAGACCCCGCTCAAAAGGCGGGGTTTTTTCTTGTAAAAGGCCAAAATGTCACATATTTGTAAAGAATATATGCTTATAATCAAATGGTTAGGCACGATTTTATGCTTAACGGGAATTGGTTTAACTAGCTTTAATATATATCCAATTAATATAGTGCTTAGCCTTATAGGTAGTGTGTTGTGGACGTTTGCAGGCTGGGCTCAAAGAGATACCCCCCTGTTTTTAGTTGAGCTTGTTGCTGTAATTTTTTATGTAGCCGGAATAATTACCCTTTTTAACTAAGGTTGAATATGAGCACAATTATTGGTGACTGGACTAGAAAGATTATTGTTACTGATAGCCAAGTATCAGATGACGACTCCGACACAAAAAACTTTGAAAACGAAAAAGTGTTTAGGGTACCCCAAGGCTTACTTGCGGGCGCAGGCGACTTTATAAGTATCCAGACAGTTGTTGAGTATTTTAAAAACGACAAAAAAGGTAAAGCCCCAATTATTAAAGATGCTGATGATGCCGACTTCATGTTATTGGCTAATGACGGTTTATACGTTTCTGGCAAAGACCTAAGATTTCAAAGAGTTCCAACCTATGAGGCTTTAGGTAGCGGGACAATGGCTGTTTTATCCGCTATGGTTTTAGGGCACACCGCTGAAGAAGCATGCTGGGCAGCCACACAAAGTGACCTATATTCAGGTGGGGACGTAAAAGTTTACTCTTTAGACAACAAAGAATTTACTGTGTGGAAACGAGATGCCGTTTAAAGACCCAGAAGTACGGCGCGTAAGACAAGCTGTTTACTCAAGAACCTACTATGAAAAAAACCAAAAAGAAGTAATACGGAAGGTAAATGCAAAGAAAAAGATACATAAAACGTGGTTTGTAAACTATAAGAAACAACTTGCTTGCGTGACTTGCGGGTATAACCACCCCGCAGCACTAGATTTTCACCACGTAGAACAAAAGAAATCTAACCGAAAAATACATAAACTAGTCAGTGACGGGCACACCAAAAAACGTATTTTAGAAGAAATAGATAAGTGCGTGGTTTTGTGCTCTAACTGCCATCGGGAACATCACCACGATGAACGACAAATAATTAAACAAAAAACTTGCAAACAAACAAAAATAGAGTAAGATTAAGAAAACCGGGAAAAACCGGCTTATTAGACTGCCCCGGCAGACGCCATATCGACTGATAAGCCTAACTGTATGGAGATTCAAAATGGGTACAACTACTTTTTCAGGTCCAGTCAAGGCTGGTAATATTCCTAACACAACAGGTACAACAGTAGGTACAAACGTAGCTAACGTTGGTTATGTATTAATGGCTCAATCAGCTGTTATTGACATCATTGGCGCATCAGCAGTTACAACAGTGGCTACAGTTCCAGCTAATTCACAAATCGTTGACGTTATCCTTAACGTGACTACAGTAAGCAATGACACAAACGCAGCTGCGGTTGTTGTTGGTGTTTCAGGCGATACAAACGCTTTTATCCCATCAACTTCTGTTAAGTCTCTAGCTACTACTCGTGGTACTTTGGACACAGAAGCCACTGATGTTGGTTCAACAGATGTTCAAGTTATTGCTACATTTACTGCTACTGACGGCGATGGCACTACTGGCGCGGCTACAGTGACTGTTCTTTACATCCAGAACAACAACTTAACTGCTTAATTAATCTAGGGGCTTCGGCCCCGCTTAACAATTTAGGAGATTAATTATGGGTATGCAATATGATGTAAAACAAGGTCACTTAAATCAAAGTGGCTTCTTTGTACTTGGGCGCAACCGTGTCAAAGGCGTTTCGTTTTTTGGTGCCGGTGGGGATTTAGTATTGTTTGATACAACCACAGCTCCAGTCACTTCTGGTGTTACTTATGAGCGTGCAGCAACTTTAGTAACAGTAACTAAAACTGCTCACGGATTAAATACCGGTGATGTTGTAGGTATTCATTTTAATTTGGCTAGTGGTGTAGGAGCAACGGATGGTAATTATCCTATTACTAGACTTACCGCAAATACATTTACATTAACTGATATTAACAGCGGAACTGTAGCTAATACTGCAACAGCAGTCTATGTTAGTGGCGCGAATCGTTGGTTAATGACTTATGAAACTCAGGCAACAGATGAGTACCAAAATGCTCCTATCGTTCCAGGTGAAGGTGTACTAGCAGTAAACGGAATTTACGCCTATATGGTCGATATTGACTCAGCGCAGATTTATTATGGCTAAGTCGCCCGCTTGGACTCGCAAAGAAGGTAAGAACCCTGAAGGTGGTTTAAACGCCAAAGGCAGTC